TGTAGAACGTTGCATGGGCCACGTCAGGTTAGCTAAGGACGCGCAACGACTGAAGAATATGCAGTTGTCCAAGCTTGCCGAGATCTCAGCGCTGTCGAGCATTGAGAAGCCCATAATGACGCCGGAGCAGGTTGCCGGTCACCAAATGATGTGGGCCGAAGATAACCTCAAGGATTATCCATACCTACTGGTTAACCCGGTTACCGACCAGAACGGAAACGAGCAGGCTGTCGGGCCAGTTGGATACACTCGAAGCGCTGCGGTTCCACCGGCAATGGCTGGACTCTTGACTCTGACAGAAAATGACATGCGGGATATTCTGGGCAATCAGGAAGCCGGCGAAGTCATGGAGCCGAATATGTCTGGAAAGGCTGTAGAGCTTATTCAGAACCGACTAGACATGCAGGCGTATATTTATATGTCTAACATGGCCAAGGCTGTGAAGCGCTGTGGTGAGATCTGGCTATCAATGGCGCGTGAGATCTATGTCGAGGAAGGCCGGCGAATGAAAGGCCTTGAGAAGGATGGAACCCCCGACACCTACGCATTGATGACTCCGATCATTGACCAAGATACCGGCGAGCTCACATACAAGAATGATCTGACCCGCGCGACCTTTGATGTTGCGGTAGACGTAGGTCCGACCTCATCGAGCCGTAGAGCGGCTACAGTGCGCAGTGTAACCGGCATGCTTCAGTTGGCTACTGATCCAGAGACTCAGGCCGTTCTCACGTCAGTGGCAATGATGAATATGGAAGGTGAAGGCATTAACGACATTCGTCAGTATTTCCGCAAGAAGCTAGTGCGAATGGGCGTAGTTGAGCCAAACGAAGCCGAGCAGGAAGAAATGCTGATGGAGATGCAGAACCAGCAGCCAGATCCAAATGCGATGTTCTTGCAGGCTAGCGCGGCAGAGGCAGAGGCCAAAGCAATCAAAGCCCAGGCTGACGCAGTTAAGGCGCAGGCAGACACCGAGTACCGGGTAGCGCAAACAGCAGAGACCAAGGCTCAAACGCTCAAGACCCTGGCTGAGCTCGAGAACGATGAGCAACGCCTGGCGCTCGAGACCGCTGAGAGGCTCACGCAGACTGTTGATGAGGCCTTCGATGTATCCACTCAGATACAGCAGCCAATGCCACAGGAGTAAGACATGGCAAGCCAAGATATTACTGAGAGCGGTGTTCAAGAAGTATTGAGGACGATGGGTATTCCTAGTTCGTTTAAGGGATTCCGGGAAGATGTAACAGGCCGAGCTGAAGCCCTAGCAACCGTTGGATCTGGTATGGCTGGGACTATGGCTGGTATGGGTGGTGGCTTGTTTGAAATGCTCCGCAGTGGCAATCCGCAAGCGGCTCTCGATCAATATCGGCAGATCCAAGAGGCGATGACCTTTGTTCCTAGAACCCAGAAAGGTTTAGAGAACGTTCAGGATATTGGTGAATTCTTTGAGCCTGTCGCTAATATCTATGAGCGGTTTGGCGAAAGCGTTGCTGAGCAAACTGGCAGCCCAGTGGTAGGGGAGTTCACTCAGGAGTTTGTTGATCCGCTTGATCTGATGGGGCTGGGCGCGGTTTCAGCTATACCGGCGATTGCAAGGAAGTCTCGATTCGCTGAGAACATTGCATCGCAAACAACACAGCGTGCAAACACGGTGGGGACTGCGGTTAAGGCGTCCAACTATCTTGATGAGATAGGAGCAAAAGGCAAAACGTTAGACTATGGCGCTGGGCTCGGAGAGAACGCAAAAGCGATCAAAGCAGATGAAACATTTGAGCCATTCCCACAGGGCGAGTTCAATCCGACTTATACAGACCCTGCCCAGGTTCCAGCGAATGCTTACGGGCGCATTATCTCAACTAACGTGCTAAATGTGTTGCCGCCTGATATTCGCCAGGAAGCCGTTTTGACTATTGGTAATGCGCTCGAGCCCGGTGGCACTGCGTTGATTCAGACATGGGATGTTGGCGCCGCAAAAGCTGGAATGAAGTCTAAGAAGGCAATACCGGTAGAGGGCGAAGAGAATGCCTACACAACGTCTACTGGTAGCTATCAAAAAGGATTTAGTAAGCAAGAGCTGCAAGAATACTTAACCGAAACGCTTGGTCCAGGCTTTACAGTTGAGCCTGTGCCTGGCAAGGCTGGTATTAGTGGGACGGCGGTAACGATCACGAAATCTGCCGAAGACATTGCGCCTAAAATTGAAGCTGCACAAGCATCACAAAGAACTCTATCTGAGTTAAAACAGGCGCAGCCGGTGGCGTCAGTTGAGGATC